AAGTTTGAGAATAGAGCTACAAGGCACTGGTGAAAATTCAGGAACTTGGGGTACTATTACAAACAACAACTTTTCTCAATCTTTAGAGTTTTCTATTGCAGGTGTTGTAGACGTAGCTTGTGGTGATAATGCAGTTACAACTTTAACAAATGCTGATGGGCCACAATCTCAAGCAAATAACCAAGCAAGAAACGCTCACATAAGATTAACAGGAGCACATGGGGCTGTAAGAATAGCTCAGTTTCCAGCTACACAAAAAATTTATTTAATTACAAACGCAACAACAGATTCTGGATCTTCGGGGCCTTACGCAATGACTGTAAGACTAGGGGCATCTGGTAATACTTTATCTATAGAAAACGGCGCTACTAGACTAGTCGCCACAGACGGGACAAACTGGTATGATGTTTTTGCAGGACCAGGAACTTTAACTGCACCTGTAGATCTTAATGGTCAAACATTAACTTTAGACGCTGATGCAGACTCAACAATATCTGCAGCTTCAGATGATGTTATAACTTTTAAAGTAGCAAACGAAAATCAAATAACACTTTCAGATGGGGCTTTATCTCCATCTACAACAAACAATATTGACCTTGGTACTTCATCTTTAGAGTTCAAAGATGCATTCTTTGACGGCACAGTTCGTATGGATGCAATTGGGTTCGGTACTACTTCTATGGCTTTACCTTCAGCTGATGGTACATCGGGACAATTTATTCGTACAGACGGATCTGGTACTTTATCTTTTGCAACAGTATCAACCTCTGTTGCTTTAGATGATATTGCAACTGGTGATGCCGCTTCTACTTTGGCTACATCAGCTGGTAATATTACTCTAGATGCTCAAGGTAACGATACTGATATAATATTTAAAGGGACAGATAATAGTGCTGATATAACCATGCTAACACTTGATGGTAGTGATGCAGGTGCAGCGACATTTAACGCTGGTGCTACTTTTGGTGGTACTCTTTTACCAGCTGCTGATGACACTCATGATTTAGGTTCTTCTACTGCACAGTGGAGAGACATATATACTGGTGACTTAAACTTAAATAATACCAGAACTAGAGCTAATGAAGTTGATGGAACTTCAGGTCATTGGACTATTCAAGAGGGTGATGAAAACTTATTTATTTTGAATAGATTAAATGGTAAAAAATATAAATTTAATTTAGAGGAGATTGCGTAATGGCTTTAATAGTAGGGGGTACCACCGTTACAGGTACACAAACTTTAGACGCTACTAAATTAACAGGCAATTTGCCTGAAATTTCAGGAGCGGATTTAACTAATTTACCTGCTCCAAGCGCAAGTGATATTGGAACTGGAACAGCAAGTATAGCTTTTGATGCTGTTGGATCTTATGCTGCACTTTGTTATAGTTCTAGTGGTGCAGGCTTCAGTGGTGGTAGCACAACAGCAGGAAGTGGTCTTGATACTGTAACTTTTGCAGGTAATGATGGAGGATCTAACCGTTCTGGAACATGGAGATGTATGGGCCACACAATTAACAGTAGTAGTGACCATTCCAGAGGCACTGTTTGGTTGAGGATATCATAATGAGTATAACATTAGTAGCAGTAAGAAATCCAAAATGGAAATCCATAATAGATAGTGAAGGTAATCCTATAAACGATAGTGAAGGTAATCCAATAAAAGTTATTGACTGTGAATGTCAATGGTCACACTTAGGAGACAACACGCAAGATTGGTTACCATTTACAGCAAATAAGGATGATGTAGAATCGCATGGTAAAAATTTATACAATGCTTTAGTAAATGGTGATCACGGTACCATAGCTGACGAGTAGATACCACTCTACTTATTTGTCAAGAAAACAATTTTAAAAAGTTCTGTTGATTTCAAACAAAACATGTTTACATTAGGTTCTCACCAAAATTAACAATCAACAGGAGATAATATGAGCGAACAAGATTATTTAAAAGCTATTGCTGTCCTTGCTGACAAGGTGAGCAAATACCATGAAAGACTATTAGCAATGGAAAGAGACTTTGAACGTCACATGAAAGACGCTGCTAGTCACTGTCCAGATGATTGTGAGTGTAGAAAATCCTAAGACTTAGGAGTTTTACCCAACATATCTTTTAATGATGGAGCAAATACTTTTACATCCCGCTTTATTTTTTCAGCAGTTGTAGAAGTGTTTGGATCATCTATATCAGCTTGCATAGCTTCTTCTGATTCATACTCTTGACCAGTATCTGTGTTTGTTATTGTTGTTTCTGTCTTAACATTATATTTAGGAACTACCCTACCATCTTCTAAAGTTACTGTTCCAATCTGTTCTGCGTTTTTTACTATTGGCATTATATACTCCATCTTAAATTAAAACTTAAAATAACCCTATCCTGATTAGAATTATTTTCTTGAACTTCATGTTGTAACCATGAAGGAAAAAAAATCAAGTTTTTCTCTTTAGCCTCCCACTGCACAGTATGCGCGAGATGCGCTGATAAATCTAAATTTCTAGGTGGTTCAAACACCTCCGCCTGTGGCCTTGGTTCAATAAACACTATGTTTCCGCTATTTTTAGGTACTTTTAGATATAAAACACCAGATAGATAATTAAGAGGATGTGTGTGAATATTGTTTCTTGCACCTGGTGGATTAATAATACCCCACAACCCTGTCATTTCTGGAGAATATTTTTCTTCTACGCTTAAAGCATTAAAACATTGTTGAGAATGAAACATTATATCTTGAGTAATTTCTTTAAAATCTTCGTGTGAATACAAATCTTCTTTGCTATGCCACCCTTTTACATTAGACTTTGGAGATCCCACTGTATCTCTTTTTTTTAAATCGTATAATTTTTCTACTAAATTATAATCTTTCTCAATCTCCATGGTAAAAACTGGAGTAATAAATAATCCTTGTAATTTCATTTTAATCCTTTCTAAAGTTGACCTTTTGTAACCTCCATAAAACTTACAATTATGTGAACTTGGTTAGCAGCGTTGGCCTGCGCTTTTAATACATCAGATTCTTGCAAAACAAGAGGCTGAGATAGTAACTCTGTTGTTGTATTTGTAGCAACACTTTTAGCTTTAAATAATTCAAAGGTTGCAGACGACCTAACAACTTCTACATCTACTAATGTTGTGCTTCCTGAGTCATTACAAATTAAAATAGATTTGACTACATCAGTTGTAGGTGGCACAGGTGGTGTAGCACCAGGATTAGCTGTAGGGACTGTTATTATGGTTGTTAAATCTGTTGATGTTATATCAACCATTGCGCTTTTAAATGTGTTAGCCAAGAAAAAAACCCTCCGACTCTGCTTCTTCTTTTAAGTCTTGTTGATAATTAGTATTTAATAAAAGTATTATTTGATCAAGTAATCTAATCATTTGATCAAACTGACCAGCATCATACTCTGGTGTAGCGTTAGGTAATCTAGTAATTGTAATTTTAGCCATAAAAACCTCCAAACGGATTAAAAAAATATCCTATGCCACCAGTATTCATATTTAATCCTTGACCTCTGTTCTGCACTAAACTTGCTATACCCTCTTCTATCTTATTTAGTCTGTCATTAATACCACTAAACTGATCGTCATAACCAATCATTTGTTGGCCTACTCTATTAAAAAGACCTGTTTCAGGTGCTGTTGCTGCAGAGGGCACAGGTATTTCTATAGGATTATTTCCAGTAATATCTTGTCCTACTCCTTGATTTGGTAATGTGCTCGTAATGTCTCTAGAATCTCCCGAACCAAATCCAATAGCAAAAGCATTATTATCGGGAATCATAGAATCTCCTCTTTCAATAGTTGCTAAAGGACCACCCACTGGTGTTTGTGCAGATATGGGTACACTAGGAGGTGTTACATTTAACGTTCCAGGTGGTGAAACATTAAAGTTTGCATTTGATATGTTAAAAAGCGGATTTGGTGTAGAGTTTGCTGCTTTAAGTGGTTCACGATTTGGAAGTTGTGGCATTTGATTACCTGCAGCCAAATACTCTTCTAAAGATGAAAAGCCCGCTCCAGGTTGTCCAGGATCATTAAAAGCAATATATCTTCCCATATCACCTTCTTGACGAAACATCATTATCTTCTACCGTCTGGTCTTATTTCTAGTTTTTGTGAACCAAGTCTCCAAGGAGTATCATCTACTGTATTAGTTGTATATCTTATTTTTACTGCTCTGCCTCTGCCTCTAACACTTACTTTTTCTGTTGTGCTGGTTATACTTGCGTTTGATGTTACATTAGAGGAGGATTGAGGATACTGCTCTAACGTAAGTCTTGCCGTCATAGTATTTGCAAGATTGTCAAAATCAGGCACTAGTTTACTGATAGACATCAATTGATCACCATCTGCTATTTCAACAGAACCTGTTTCTAAAAATGCTGTTATGGCTGTGCCATCTGCCTGATTATTACCTGACTCGTGTTCGTATAAAAAAGATGCACCAGCTGTTAGTCCTAGTATGGTAGATATGTTAGCTGTAGCACTGGCGTTATACTCAGTGGCGATTGGTTTTTCATAAACATAAGCACCAAGCCACGTAGTTCTACCTAAACTTAAAGTGTACCAAGTGCCCTCTAGATAATTATATGCCACTGCTCTGTCTATCTGAGATGCGTTGGCTGAAGGATAATACCAAATTATTTCATTGTATGCCGTGTTTAATCCGACAGCTATGTCGTTTTTGTTTGTGTAACTAATATTATCAAAAACAAAATCTTGAACTGAGCAAGGCATTTTTTTGACGACACCATCGTAAAGATAAAATGCATCATCAGACATCCAATAAGCTATGCCATTGACCTCAATAGCAGCATGTTGGGCTATAAGACCTGCGTTTGCACCAAGCTGTCTAAGACCAAAAGTAAAAGGTGTTCCGACAAACTGTATTCCATGTAGTGATGTGTCGGTCCAAACAAGTATTTGTCCTGCCGATTTGACAGCACCTACTATTTTTGAACCGTCTGATATACGTAATGACCCTGCTTCATTAGTGGCTACAGGTGTAAAATCTGTTGCATCTTCTCTATCTGAGAACCTAAAAAATAAATCATCTTGAGTGCCTGTACTACCAATAGTTGTTTCTGTACCAAATACTAACAAATGTCTCGTATCTGTTGAAACTAAACTAAATCTAGATGCAGTAGGGGCGTTAGACAAGGCTGTTGCTCTAGATCCAGTGCCTCCTGATGTATCCCAAATAAATGTACCACCATCTAAAACAGTGGCTATTAAATCTTCGCCAAAATTATCTAAAGACCAATTTCTACCAACAAGGACTACGTCAGATGCAGAGCTAGCTGATCCCCAAGCACCACTATTCCATGTGTCAGTGCCCCAACCTAATCCATATGTCGATGTTGATGGTCCGATGTTTATTTGATATTTTGCGTTACCTGAGCCGCCACCTCCCGATGTAGATCCAGATGCAGTGCTTGTGTGCGTTACTGTGTAGGCGTTAGCACTT